GCTTAGCATCAGCCATGGTAAAACCAGGCAACTTCATCACGTCGTCGTCACCAAAAAGGTAGGCAACAACGCGACGAACCATTTCCAAATCACCCTCATACAGCACAATTAACGTGTAAACAAGCTGAATCGAGTGAGCGAGAATATTGTCAGTGGTGGTGGTACCACTACCGGAACGATTCCCGACAGTAAGGAAAATAACATCGCCATTCGGCAGTAGGATAAAACTATTACAAGTCATCTCCTGGACCCACCGAGCGAGTACGAGATCTTCTTGTGCCACATATACCATACGCATATCATGCACCTCTTTCAATATTGAAAGAACCCGATCCCAGCCCACAATGTCGTAATAAACAAAGAGGCCAGCTTCACGCAGAAGATTTTCGGCCATAGCGCGAACCCCACCCCGATAGGGGTTGAATCCATAAGCACTAAACCCCACCCCCTTTAACGCCTCATTCTGATGCATATAAAGCATCTTCGAATGGACCAATAAAGGAACAGGTGGAGTCACGATCGTTCTCACCTTGTCCGCATCAAGTTTTGAAGCCTGATACCACTCTATCTTCGGAAAGAGTTTCCAAACGGAGGGCAAGAGAAGAAGAGGATCCAATTGCAGAATAGACCTGCAATACTCCGAAGCAAAGAAAGCCCGCTTGTCTTTATAGCCAAGGGTGCCCCAAGGGGCACCACTAGACTTAAGCATGTCGATGTCAGCAACAACCTCATCTAAAGAAGCCGACCTAGTAACCTCAAGAGCCGCACCATACATCTCATGAACATATAATAACGCCTCTTGAAAGAGACCAGGGTCGAAATCCCGAATTGCCTGGACATCGAACTTACGAACTGACTTATCAACACTAGAAACAGTGCCAATAACACGGTAAAAATCACCAGCTAAGGAAACCAAAGCCTCAGACAGACCATGTGGAAGGGTTGAGAATAATGGGTCTACATATCGACACCGATTATCTCGCCCTAAAGGGAGGGGTGTCCGAATGGAACACCGACCACAAACATCAATGTGCTTATAGCGCGTGATGCTAGGTTTTAGGTCATCAAAAATGACCACACCCGGGTCAGCCGGCATAGGCCG